CCTACTCGTGCGGCGTCAGATTCGAGGCGGCGCAGCATCGCCACCAGGGCCTGAGCGTCATCCTGCGAGGCCATCTCCACGGTCTCTTCACGGCCCCGATTGATCGTGATGGCCACGGCATACACCGTGCGCGATGTGGTGGGCGCAGCAGATGGCGCAGGCGCCGGCGCCGCCACCTGGCCCGACGCTGCGGGCGCTGGTGCGGGGGCCGCAGCGGCAGCGGCACGCCGGGCCATTTCGCCGCCGTGGCCGTCCTTGCCGTAGAGGTACTGACTGGCGGCAGTTTGCAGGGCTGACGACAGCGTCCCCCCCCCCGGCCCGCCGTACTTCCGTTGGCCGGGGTTGTTCATGTAGGGGACGTTGCCGTTCGCATCCACAAACTCGCGGGCGATCTGCTGCGCTGCCGCGTCGTCCAGCCCGTAGCCTTTGAGGTCATTGATCACGCTCATCAGCGTGTTGCCACCTGCGACGGTGCCGCTGCCGGTGCGCTTGCGGTAGTCGTCCTCAAACGCCGATTTAGGAGGGGCGTCGTCCCCGCCCTTCCCATCCTTGGCGTCTTTGGCGTCCTTGCGCAGCTTTGGCTCGCGTGCCAATTCGGCGTTCAGCCGGCGCTGTGCGTCTGTGAGCCCGTCAATACCCGATGCAGCTTCTGAGGCGGCGGCAGGGACAGCGGTCAGCGACTTGACTATCGCCTTACCACCTTCATCGACGGCGACAGTCATCCCAGCAGCAGCGGCCTGAACGTTCAGTTCGGCAGTGACCACGCCCCCATTGGCTTCGACAGCGGCCAGGGCGTACTTCTCAAAGGCGGCTTGTTTGTCGCGGGCCGACGTCACGCCAGACACCCGGATGATTTCGTAGTTGCGTTGCGCCGCATCAGCCAGCCGTTGCAGGTGGGCGGTGCTCTTGATGCCCAGCCCCTCAAACGCTGCTTCGACCTCGCGGGCATCTGCCGCCCCCTGCTTCGTCGCCCCAGATGTCTTGCCCAACGCCAGCTGAATCTGTTGCTGAATCTCCGCCGCTCGCTGCCATTCCCCATGGCTAACGGCGGCTTCATACTCCCGGCGCAGGTCGGCCACCTTGGCCTGAGTCTGTGCCGCTGCGGCCTGCTGGGTGCTGGCGCTGGTGACACTGGCATCGGCTGCGGCCTCCGCTGCTTTACTTGTGTCCGACAGCGCGCGGGTCACGTCCTGCTGGGCGGTGGCCGTTGCTTGGGCTTGAGCCGCCGTTTGTTGCTGGGCGTTGGTCAGGCCGTCCCATCCATCGCGGGCCAGCTCTGCCCCTTCGGCCACCTTGTTGAATGAGGCTTGCGCTTTCTGTTCATAGGCTTCACTCACGGCCCACGTAGCTTCAGCAGAAACCCGCACATCCGCCGCCACAGCTTTGAACACCTCGCTGAGCTTTGGGATGAAGAACGTGACGCGCCCCCAGTGCTCCAGCAACAGCGCAACACCCGATTGAATGTTGCTCGCCACGCCAGCGAATGCCTCCCCAATCGTGAAGACCACGCCCAGCACCGCATTCGCACCGGCTGTCATCACGCCAAAAATCACCGCCACGATGTTGCCGGCGTTGCGGGCAGACTCACCCACCGAGGTGAACCATGCTTCAGCCCGTCCGGCAAACGCTTGCATTCGGGCAGCGAGTGCCTCGAAGTCCACTTCGCCCGCAAACTTGCGCACCCACTCGATGCCCGCTTTGAAGCTGGCTGCAATCGCATCCCCGAAGCGCCCGACCGTCCCCCCGCTCACGGCACGGTTCAAGGCCTCAGCCAGTTGATTCACCCCGTCCTTGAGCACGGGCAGAACAGGGGTGGCCAGGGCGTTTTTCACCGTGTCCCATGCGCTGCTGAGGTTGCCGATAGATCCCTGTAGGTTGTTGCCCATGATGGCAGCGGTTTCCGCCGCGCTGCCCTTGGCGTTTTGGAGCTTGCCCGTCAGCTCATCCAATGCGCCAATGCCCTGGTTCAGCAGCGCCCGCAGCGCTGGCCCCGCTTCGGTGCCCACGGCCAAGATGGCACGCTCTCCCACTGCGCCCTTGCTGGCCAGTTGGCGCAGCGCTTCGCCGAAGTCGGTTGCCGTGACGCCAGCAGTGGACAGCTCTGTCCTGAACTTGCTCGCGGGGTCGCTGAACTGGCTCAGGATCGCGTTCAACGCCGTCCCCGCCCGGCTGGCATCGATCCCCGCATCGGCAAACTTGCCAATGATGGCCACCGTTTGCTCAAGGCTCAGCCCCACCGTTCGAGCAATCGGCGCGGCGTAGGAAAGCGCCTCCGCCAACCCCGTCACGCTGGTGCTGCTGGCGTTGGCACCCTTGGCCAGCACGTCAGCCACGCGGCCAGCATCGCCAAAGGTCAGCCCCATGCCCATGACGGCCTTGGTGACGTACTCGCTCGCCTGCCCCAGCTCCACACCGCCGGCCTCGGCCAGTTGCAACGTCGCCGGCAGCGCTGCAATGGCGTCCTTGGCACTCAGCCCGGCACGGGTGAGAGTGCCCAGCGCCGTGGCCCCGTCTGCGGCCGTGAATTTGGTGGTGGCCCCGGCATCCTCAGCCGCCTTGCGCAGCGCTTGCATTTCCTGTGCTGTGGCCCCTGAAACGGCCTGCACCTCGGACAGCTTGGCCTCCAGCTCGGCAGCACTTTGGACAGCCGACCCAAAGAGCCGCACCCCAGCGTAGGCCGCTACCGCCGCAGCCACCGACGCAATTTGCCCTTTGAGGTTGCCCAGCCCTGACAGCACCCCGCCGGTGGCCTTCTCAGCCCCGGCCATGCCCTGGGCAATGTCCCGGCCCGCCTTGGTGCCGGCGTCCCCAGCAGCACCCAAGCCTTGGCCAGCTTTGCGGGCTGCGCCGTCCAACTGCTCCAAAGGCTTGCCGGCTTTGGTGCCCGCCTGCTCAACTTCCCCCAGCGTCTTGGCCGCTTGCGTGCCCGCCTTTCCGGCACCGGCCATGCCCTGGGCAATCTCCTGCCCGGCTTTGGTGCCAGCATCCCCAGCGGTGGCCAGGCCTTGGCCAGCTTTGCGGGCTGTGCCGTCCAACTGCTCCAAAGGTTTGCCGGCTTCGGTTCCAGCCTTCCCAACTTCCCCCAGCGTCTTGGCCGCTTGCGTGCCCGCCTTTTCAGCCCCGGCCATGCCTTGGGCAATCTCCTGCCCGGCTTTGGTGCCAGCATCCCCCGCAGTGTCCAAGCCTTGGCCAGCCTTGCGGGCTGTGCTGTCCAACTGCTCCAACGGCTTGCCGGCTTCGGTTCCAGCCTTCCCAACTTCACCCAGCGTCTTGGCCGCTTGCGTGCCCGCCTTTTCAGCCCCGGCCATGCCCTGGGAAATGTCCTGCCCAGCCTTGGTGCCAGCGTCCCCAGCAGTGCCCAAGCCTTGGCCTGCCTTGCGGGCTGACTCGGTCAGCTTTTCGGCTGCGCTTGCCGTTTTCCCGAACTTGTCTTCGGCGTCTGCCATGCGCTGGCGCAACGCTTCAGCCGATTGTGAGCCGGCATCGTTCGCAGCTTTCAAGCGGGCGATTTCGGCGGAAAGGCTGGCCACTTCTTGGCGCAGCGTCTCGGCTTCTTGGCTGTTTTTGTGAAGACTTTCAAGCAAGGTTGTCAGGTTCGACAGCCCCTCCTCGATCACTTTCAGCCGCAGGCTGACGCTGGCTTCAGCGTTCATGGTGTGAGCACCTCGGTCAGTGGGTCAGCCGGCGGCCAGGCCGTCAGGTCAGATCGCCGTAGCGAGCGCGGTAAAAACCGGATTCACCCGCCGGCTTGCTTGCATCGCGCAGCAGCTCGGCTTCGTAGGTGATTTCCGTCGGCTTGTCGGCGATCAGCGCCAGATCGTCCAGCATGGGCACATGGAGCTTCCAGACTTCGAGCACCAGGGGGCGCCCGTCCATGTCGTTCATGCCTTCGATCACCAGCTCCAGATCGGTGCTCAACACCGTGCCGGCCTCGAACTGCTGATGCGGTTTGCTGACATAGGTCACCGTCGCGGCCACCGAGCCGCTGCCCACATGTGGCGCGTCACTGGGGATGTAGAGGCCTGCCGGCGTCATCTCGTAATCGGCGCCCGCCGTCAGCACCGTGTTGCCGGACGTGAGCGTCACCGACGTGATGGACGCGGGCAAATGTTCCAGCAGCGTCAGGCCCCCTTTGCTCAGGCTCACCGCCTCGCCGGCCACAGTGGCAGATGCCACCGCCGTGGCCTCACTGCCCACAGCCAGCGCCAAATTTTCGGCGCTCAGTTCGTTCAGCGTGAGCGCCAGCGTCACCGAATCGATGCGCTCGCTCTGAGCACGGGTGCCACCGCCGCGCCGCGTGTAGTCGGGCTGCTTGTTCGTTTTGAGTTTTTGCTTGATGTTGGCCTTCGAGCAATTGGCCAAAAACCGGCGGGTGCCCGTGGTGCCGCTCTTGCGCACCCAAATACGGCCAATGCCGTGGTAGCTCTCATCGCGTTCGTAGGTTTGCGGCATGGCGCGCTCCTTGGTGCAACAGCGTTGCAGTGGTTGACATCAAATCAGCGGGGCCGGCCCGCTTTGGGGTTCACGCCCGGTTGCGCGACGCTGGTCGCGTCGCACGCAAATCGCAGGACGACGAATGCGTTGCCCGCGTCCGAATAGCCCACCGGCGGCCCTTGCTCCGGCACCAGTGGGCCGAAACCCGTGATGCCGCAATCCCAGCCGTGCAGCGCCTGAGATACCGCCAGCACGATGGGGATGGCGCCTTCGTGCTGCACCAGCACGCCATCGGACACGGGGCCCACCATCTGAGGCGGGATCGTCATGGCCGCCACCACCACGATCGAAAACAGGTGCTGCCAGACGGCCCGCGTGGGCGTGGCCTCGGTCAACCGGGGCTGGCCGTAGATGAGATAGACCGCTGGCGGCTTAAGTCCCGTCTCATTGATGGCAGCCAGATCGGCTGCAATGCCCACCGCGTTGGCCAAGCCTGGCCCACCGGGCGGCATCAGCACGCTGCGCAGTCGCTCCAGCATGGCGCGCTCGGGGGCGCTCCAATCCAGGCCGTTGATTGCAGCGAGGCTCATGCAAACCCCCGTAGGTCGTCGTCGGTCACGCCGCGCCGACTGAAGCAGTAGCTCAGATCGGCCTCGGTCTGTGGCGTGGTGCTCAGCACGTCGCCCGGCTCGCCGCCCCAAGGGCAGCTCAGGGCCGTTTTGCCGCGCGCGAGCTTGTCCAGATCATCCAGGGCCTGCTTGCGCCGCTGGGTGACCTCGTGTTCGGGCGGTAGGTAGGTGCTGTAGAGCAGCGCCCGCGCCAGGTCGCAGCACAGCGGCACCAGCGCTGGCGGCGGCACGTACTCATCCGCGCCACCAGGCACGCTGGCCGGCTTGCGGCACCCGCGCAGCGGCAGGCGGTACAGCACGCCCAAATACCCGTCGATGAGCACGCTGGCATCGGACAGGGCCAGCGCCACGCGGTCAGCGTCGATGACGCTGGGCGGGATGTTGGCCGTATCGGTGAGCTGCACCAACTCCCACTCGCCAAAGCGGCGCGCGAGGTCGTCCTGGGTGGCGTAGATCATGGTGGTCAGGTGTGACGGTGACGCAGCGTCATGCACTCGACCAACTGGCCCGCAGCCGTGGCTGCGCCCAGCAGCCGCCCGCAATGGTCGGTGGCCGTGCCATTGATGGCGCGCCCGGAACCGTCGGCGTGTGGCTTGACGAAGCCAAACTGCGCGATGGCTTCGGCGCACTCGATCAGCCCGGAGTAGCAGGTGATCACCGCCACGTCATCGCCTGCCACGCCAGCGGTGTGCGTGATGCCAGCGCTGTCATGCACGCCGCCGGCACTGGTGGCATGGGCGCCATCCAGCCCAACGAACCGGTAGGCGGACACCGTGCCCGTCAGGGTCAGCGTCAGGAAGTCATCGGCCTGGTACTGCTGGCCGGAGTTGTTGATGGAGGGCATGGATCAGCTCCTGATTTGGGTGATGGGCCGACGATCAGGCCGAGGCTGCGGCCTTGGCCTTGGTGGTCTTTTCCGCCTTGGGTGCGGCAGGTTCTGCCGCCACTTCGGCGGTACTGCCCACCGCATTGGCAGCACGCGCTGCCGCGAACTTGGCTTCCACTTCGGCCGCATCGGCCGCCTGCGCTTGGGCCTGGGCTTTCTCATCTTCTTCGACGCTTACGGCCCCGGCCGCCAGCAGGTCGGCGCGCTCTTTTTCGGTCAGGTCTTTCGGCAGCGTTTCGCCGGGTTCGATCCAGGTAGCACCGTCCTTGCGGTGCAGCTTGATCCGGGTCTTTGCAGTCAGCATGGGGTTCTCCTCACCGCGCAGGTGGCCACGGGCCACATGCGCAGCACAGCGTCAGATCAGGCGACGTTCTTGAACAGGAAGGCAGCGCCGGGGGTGGCGATGTTGGGCTGGCGCTCGTAGGTCACACCGTAGATCCAGCACTTGTCTTCGTAGCGCGGCGGCTCGGTCATCGGGTGGCCCTCGATGGTGTTCGTGAAGCCATGCGTGGGCGTGGCCAGGCTGACGTTGTTGCCCGCCACCGTCGGCGCGAACGAGAGCACGGCATCGGCGCCCCACACGTCGTGAGCCACGCCGTCGGCGTCTTTCCAAATCGCTTCGCCGATCTTGATTTCCCGCACGTTGAAGATGACCTTCAGCTCTTCGAGCGTGGCCGGCCCCATGTGATTGGCCGGCAAATAGCCCTTGACCTCGGGGTTGGAGCGAATCGCTGCCAACGCCATGGCGGACAACCCCAGCTTCTGCGGGCGGCGACCCACCTTTTGGCGCACGACTTCGGCGGCGGTGTTGATGTCGGTCACCGGCGTGCCGGTGGCCGCGCTCCACTTGGTGGCGCCGGCCAGGGTGAGCGAGTTGCCCACGGGGTAGTTGGCGGTGTTGGTGAGCAGGTCGGCGCAGTCCAGCTCGTAGGCCAGCATGATGATGCTCTTGGCCGTGGTCATGGCCACGGTGGAGATCGGGATGTTCAGGCCGATGTTGAGCGTGCGGGCGCCTTCGCTTTCGCGCACCAGCTCACGTGGGATGGGAATATCCACCGAGTCTTGCTTGACGCTGTAGACGGTGCCTTCCCAGTTGATGTCCACCCGCTTGGTCGGGCCGCCGGGGGCGCGGCGCAGGTTGTAGCGGCGCAGCGCAGCATCGCCCATCTTGGGCACCATCACCGAGGTCAGCGCCTGCGGCAGCTCGGGCAACAGGAAGCTGCCCAGGAACTGGGTCTCGTCGTTGGCGACACCCAGCAGGAGGTTCTGCAACACCGGGTTGGTGCGCAGGCGGATTTGTTCGAGCGTCATCATGGCGAGCGGCTCCTGGTTGTTTGTGGGGTGGTGTTGTGTTGGTCAGCCGCTGAAGCTCACCGGTTTGCAGACGGCCTCGGCGGCCTCGGCGTAGCTCACCTTGTGGGTCGCCTGGTGCTGCTTGATGCGGGTATCCAGTTCGGCATCGCTCAGGCTGGCCACGTCACCGCCGGGGTCGCCGTTGGAGAACGAGGCGGCGGGCGTGCCCTGGGGCTTGTACTCCCCGAAGCTGACCCGCACCGGCAGCGCGCCGAACGCATCGCGCACGAACTTCACCGCGTCGAACTCCACGCGCTTGTCGCCCTCGGCGAAGCTCACGCGCTTGATGGTGGCGGCATCGCCCAGGGCGTCCAGCACAGCCACCAGCTTGGGCATGTCGGCCGGGCTGATGCGGGCACCGGTCTGGCCCTTGCCGCACATGCCCTCGGCGAAGCTCACATGCTCGGCATGGCGGGATTCAGCTTGGGCCTTGAGCACGGCCGCGTTCGCGTCGCGGGCGGCCTTGGCATCGGCTTCGGCCTTGATGCGGGCAGCTTCGGCGTCTTCGGCCTTCTTTTTGTCAGCGGCAGCCTGAGCCTTCAGTGCTGCGATTTCTTCTTCGGTCATGGTGGTGCTCCGTGGTGCGGTGGCGGTGGATGAGGCCTCAGCAAAACTCACCCGGCGGGTGGGAGCCTCGGCAAAACGTGCGGCGGTCGGGGTGGTGGTGCGAGCGGACAGCGGCGGGATGCGGGGGATGTCTTTGAGCCCCTTCACGGCTGGGGGCTGTCCACCCAGGGCGCCGATGTGGCGCGGATACCAGATGCCCGGCTTGGGGTTCACCGGGTCTTGCGGGTGGTAGAACTCGATGGAGCGCTTCTTGAGCTGGCCGCCATCGGTGGCTTGCAGGGCGTACTCGGGCACCACCTGATGTGCCCTGGCCAACAACTTGCCGTCATCGCTCACCGCGAACTTGAGCGCGTAGCCGTACGCCGGGTCGCTGGTCTCGGGGTGGCCGATGGTGAACGGTGCTTCGTGCAGCTTTGGGTCGTAGGCGGCGGCGGTCTTGAGCAGGTCGTCACGGGTGATCGTGAACACGTCGCCTTGCTCCGACGGCCGGGTGCCTGCCGCAAATACCTCGATCAACTGCGATTCCATCGCCTGCTTGGCGGCGAGTGCTGCGGCTGTCGGTTTGCTTGTTGCGGTGCTCATGGGACGACATGGTGCGCAACGGGACGGCATAACTCCAGTGAGCACGCGCTCCAGAATTGCCTGCATCCACTTGATTCCCCGGGCCAACCGCACCAATCCAATCAACCCATACCCAACAAACCCCGTTCCAAAACGTTCCCAAGGCCCATAGGAGCGCCTAATCCGATGCGGGACATACATCGGCACCATCAAGACGAAAAAAAGCCCCATTTCTGGGGCTTTGTTGTTTCGTCAGTAGTGCATATCAGGGGCCATCAAGCGCTAGCGGAGGCTGGTGTTTGGCGTGGTACTCCTGACGCCACATTCGCACAATGCGCCGCACCTGTGGCTCACTCAGCTCGTATTCGCGCGCCAGCGCAGCAATGTTCCGACCTGTATATCGGGCCATCATTTCGCGGTCGCGCTGTGTCAGCCTGTATGCGTGACCAACCATCATGTAGAACGTCTCGCCACCGTGCTCCATGCACAAGCTCTCAACAACCGCAAACGCCAGCCACGCAATCCGATGCATAGCTGGCGAATCTGCGGGGGGCATTTCTTCGAGCAGTCTGGCGTACACCGTGAGCGCCATACTTTTCAGGCGCGCTGGGTACCGTGACGGCAAAAGGCCCTCTAAGGGCCTCCGCTGCTCTGGTGTGAGCCGCGCGCTGTCAGCCATCGACGTTCAGCGGCACGTTCTTGCGAGCCGCCCACTTTTTGAGTGCCTCGATGATCCGGTGGCACTGGTAGGCATTGAGCCATCGCCAGTGATCCACGCCAGTTTGGCGCTTGACGTAGGCCAACAGCGCATCATCCGTGTTGTTGCGCACCTCGCCAGCAGCGGCCAGCGCATGCCAGATGCAGCGCGCCTTGAGCCACAGCGGTGAGCGCGCCCATGCATCGCTGCTGGGCTGCGAGCGCCCGGCGCCGTAGCCCAGGGCGACAAAGTGCGCGAAAACTTCCGCCTGCTTGGCCTTGGGCACCAGTTTGAGCGAGCGCACGCCGTAGCGATCTTGGAGCATGTCGTAGTAGGCCTCATCGGTCTCCAGCCCTGGGATGCGCTGATCCATAGCCCATTTGCGGGCCATGCCGACCTTGGCGTAGATGTTGGGCTCCATCGGCTTGGTGGCGCGTGGGGCTGGGCGGTGGACTTCCGCCGGTGGCGGCGCAGCGCGGCGGCGTTCGGATGCGGTGAGCGGTTCCATTTGCGGGTCTCCTTGTGTCAGAGCTTGGCGATGTCCAGCGGCACCGATTCGTACTTGTCAAAGCGGCCTTCCACCCGACGGTGCAACCGCACATAGCTGCGCACACCGCCCACCCGCATGGCCTCGTTGATGATGTCCATCGCCTGGGCCCACTTGGGATGTTTGATGCCGTAGGTCAGCAGCTCAGTGAGCCGTTGCACGCTCAGCCGCCCGTCTTCCCCACGCCGGAAGGTGCGATCCAGTACCACCACCAAATCGGGATCAACTCCGTCAGTTTTCTCTTCGACGAACTCCTCCAGCAATTGCTTGGCCGCCATGACGTTCTCGTCGAACACGAGGAACTCCTGCGCCGAACGCTCGACCTTGAACTTTCCGTTGTAGGTGCGGATGGTCATGTTCCCCTTGTCGCCGCCCAGCGTCACCTTGTGCTGGCTGGCGGCCACCTCGGCCAGGGCGGCCATCTCTGCAAAGATGCGACGCTTGAGCGCGCGGGTGCGGGCCTGCAAATCCAGCCACTCGGCGGCGATGCTGCCGGTCAGCTCATCGCCCAGCTTCTCGATTTCGGTCATGCCCGATTCGCGCACCAGTTGGCCGCGTGCGTTCTCGCGGTATCCGGGTTCAATGGGTTGGCCTGTTTGGGTGTGGAAGTTCGTCACGGCTGTTGCTCCTGTTGTGCGGTGTGGGGTTTGCGCCCAAGTTGCTGGCGGGCGCGTTCGATGGCGTCTTTGGGTGGCACGTAGGGCACCGCTGGCGGCATGGCCCGTGGCATGGCTGGCGCAGCCGCCACGGCTGGCACCGGTGCCTGTTGCCCCACGGCAGGCCGGTGGCGCTGCTGCTCTTGCTGGGCTCTTTCGGACTTGGCCTCGAAGTCGTTGGCCTTGTTGACCAAGATGCTGTAGAGGTAGGCATTACCCTTGAGCGGCAGCGTCAGCGAGCCGGCATCGGCTTGGTCGAACAAGGCGCGCAGCGCCGCGAACCAGAGCGCTTCGGGTGCCTGCCATTCGCGCCCATGGCGCGTGATGCGGTTGCGGCGCATGTCGGGAACCAGCTCGGCCAGCAGGGCGCGGGCATCGGGCAGGCGGATGCGCTGCTTGGGCGGAACATGCAAATCCAGATACCGGATCACCAGCCCGCCCAGCGGGATGCTGTGCGCCAGGATGTCGGCGGTGTAGCGGCGCACTTCGTCGTCGTTGATCATGTCCGCGATGACGGCGCTCAGGCTCTGCACCGCCGAGCAGCAGGGGCAGACGTGCAGGCCCAGCACCGGGGCGGTGGTGTGCGTCACGGCGGCGGTGGCGCTGTCGGCGGTGGCGTGGGTGGCTTTCATTGGCTCAACTCCTGGCGCACTTGGCGCAGCTCGGTGGTCAGTTCGTCGCGCAGGTGGTGCAGGTCGGCCAGCTCATCGGCATGCCAGCGGTCGCGGTACGCGGCCACCAGCCGATCCGATTCGCGCTCCTCGGTGGTGCGTTCGATCAACTGGCCGACGGACACCAGGCGCAAGGCCAGCGCCTCGCGGCGCAGCATCAGCCGGGCGCGGTGGGCCAGCCTGAAGGGGCGCACCAAGGCGCGGGTCATCAGGGGCAGCATCGTCAGACTCCCGTGATGACGTTGCCATCGACCTTGGCCATGCCCGCCAATGCGGCGGCATTCATCGCGCGGGCCACCAAGTTGTTGACCACCAGCGGGTGGCAGATGCTCACGCGCTCACTGGGGCGGCCACGCTCGGGCACGCGGATCAAGCGGGCGCGGATGGCGTCGTAGGCATCCGGGGCCAGCACGTCATCCACCTGGGCGCCGGCGCGGGCGAACTTGTGGCGCAGGTAGGCCTCCAGGTCGCCATCGAGCGCGGGCAGATGCACCAGCTCGCAGCGCTGCACCACTTCGCGCACCTCGCCGCTGCGCTCGCTCAGGCGGGTGGCCAGTTCGGGCTGGCCGATCAGCGCGATGCCAATGAGGCGCGAGAGGCCGTCCTTCAACTCCGCAAAACGCTTGAGATGCTTGAGCGTGGGCACGGGCAGGCTGTGG